ACACCCTTCGATCAGGCAGACCAAACGAAGGTCAACGCCTGCGCGAGAACGAACTACGGGTCTTCGAGGGCCGGGAGTGCATCACAGTCTTCCTGTGTCCTGCCTTGGCGTTGCGGACGAAGTCGTCCAATGCCTTGGCCTTCGCTTTCTCCGAAGTCCTGTCAGCGGCCTTCTCAGTGTCTCTGGCGAGCATCTCCGTGAAGTAACCCACAGCTTCGGCCAGAATGTCGATCCTGTCGTCTTGCTTGAGGGCACCTCGATCTCGGGTGATGTACGCCATCTGATAGAAGCCGTTGTAGTATCTGGCACGTTCGCCAGCGTCATCCGGCACGTCGCCGAACTGGTTCTCGACGATGCTCTTGTCCATGATGACTCGGTGTGAGTTCATCGGGGGTTCGAGCTTGTCGATGATCCTGTGCTCCTTCTGGCCTGTCACCGTGTACCCATCGAGGGCACAGGGGTAGACCTTGGTGAGCACGGGAGCCAGCAGAGCGTTGAACATGCCGTCACCGAAGTTGTCCTCAGTCCACACCTCGTTGACCTTCTCGGTCTTCGCGATCTGGCAGAGAGCTTGCAGGGTGCTGTCGTCGTAGCCACCGAGCATACCGCCCCAGCGGCGGATGAAGATTCGACCGTGCAGCATCTTCGCCACACAGAAGGAGGTCTCATCCTTGCCGCGACCGGACGGGTCAATGAACAGGACGGATGCCTCGTAGGGCAGCATGTCCTTGTCCTCGGTGCTCACGCTCATGGGAGCGTAGAAGCGATCTCCTGTCAGCCCCACGTTCTCGACTGGCAGTGACTCAGAGGTTGCCCAAGTGATACGGGCAGGTGCTCGCTCGGAGTCCACGTCCATGACGACGAGGTCTCTCAGTTTAAGCGGGAACCTATTCTCATCACTGAGTGTGGTGTCGAGCATGAATTGAAGGCTGAAACCACTGCGTCCATACTCAGCCTCACGCTCCAGCAGGTCCGTTTCGTCGAATCTATCAGGATCGACTGGTCGTCCCACCAGAGTACTATCGTCTTCGAGCCGTCGTAGAATGCCGGGAGCCAAGCGGTCTTGGTACTTGGCGATCTGTTCTTCGTTGGGGTATCTGGCAGGCCAGACTCGGATTCGGTATCCACGTTCCTCGAAGCCTCCGTAAATGGTTTGCGTCGACTGGGGAGTGCCGAGTCCGATGGAGTCACCACCGGGCACCAGAATAGCGCCGCCCATCTCACGAGCGCGGAGGTCGAGCTTCTCTCGCTTGCCTTCCGTCTCGGAGTTGTTGGGCACCTCGATGTCATCGAAGATCACCTTCGTGGCGCGACCGCCAGTCATCTGGCCGGTCACACCTACAGCTCGAACTGACAGTGCCTGTGCGGGTGTCGCAGGGCCAACGTCAAAGGCAAGCACGGAGTCGCGCTGCCCGTCAGAGGTTCGAGCCTTCAGCCAGCTCAGCAAGGGAATCGTCTCGATGAGCTGTTTGGTGAACGTGGAGAACTCGGTAGCCTTGTACTCGGAAGCCGAGACCACCATCATCTTCTCTTGCGGGTTTCGCATGAGACACCAGAGCACGAAGGCTGCGGTGATCCACGACTTGCCAACTCCTCGGAACGCCATAACGATTCGTCGCTTGGGTCCATACTGGAGCCAGTCCGCCATCTCGTACTGAGCGGGCGTAGGGTCGGGCAGACCGAGCTGCTTCCAGAGCCACCACAGCATGACCTTGAAGTCATCGTGCATTCTCTTGTGCAGATCGGTCTGTACCCATACGGGGTACTTCATGTTCACTTCTCCTCAGTGTTCACAATTATTGTACAGTCGCAATTAGTGAACGAGCGATCTCGAACACAGCGAGTGCCCAGAGGACACCAAGGAAGGTGTCGTACGCTGGGCTGCGCCGCCACTTGCGGACGCGGTTACGGACAGCTCGTGCCCGTCGTTCTATCCATGCGATCATTCTGCGTCTGCTCCTATCTCGTACCAGACGAACTCCCAGCGGTAGTCAATCGTGCCGCCCGAGTTGTTGGTGATTCTGAACAAGTACTTGGTGGAGGGAGCGAGTAGCCACTCCTCACCGAAAGCGTTGATGTCCATGATGCCAGCCTTCGCACCTACGCCAGTAGCGGTAGGTGGAATCCAGTGCCGGTGAAACAAGGTGCCGAGGTCGGTGACTGTTGGCGTACCTGTCAGGATAGCCCCCGAAGTATTCGAGGAGTTCCTGTTGGTGTTGAACGGAGTGATGACCCCACCGTCAGCCGACGTGGTGACCCCTTCGTACATCGCGAGGTCAACGTCGCCGTCCTCCAAGTCCAGCCTCACACGTTGAACGTGGGGGTAGACTCCGGCAGGGACGGACATCAGGAAGTCAGCCGTAGCTGCATTCGCGAGTCCGGTGTTCTTGCCGCTGGAGTGAAACACGAACCCGTCGTGTGACATACGGTGCGGCTCTTGGATGACCGTGTAGGCGTTAGCGTACAGGTCGAAAGCGTGCTGCGTCTCGTGCGCGATACCTTTGCGTGGCATGATAGTTCCTTATGTGACCAACCGAATCGTCTTCGTGACTCCGAGGTTGGCGATCTTGACACGCTTGACGGTGATACCGAACTCGCGAGCCTGTTGTTGAATGGAGCGTTTCAGTTCCTTTCTGAACGCTTTTGATTGGATTTCGTCCCAATCGGTAGCTTCTACCATCTCCTGCACGTCACCGAGCGCGAGGTCTTGCAGCGTATCGCTTGCGTCCTCTACGTCGATGGTGCAGCGTTTGATGTCGAAGATCGACCACATCAAGTTCACCGAGATGACGATGGACTTGTGGTCGCGGGTAGTGAGCACCTGCTCGTCGAGTTCCATAGCACCGGGCTTCACGTTCATCACGTGCAGCTCGTCTATCTCAAACGGCAGGTGCCATGTGATACCAGCACCGACGCAGCGAACGAACTTGCCGCGCCTCAGGAGAATGCCTTCCTCCCACTCGTCAATAAACGTACAGATTTGAAACCATCCGAGTACGTCCCAGATGATCTCCCAGATTGACGAGATGAAATTCATAGCTATTCTCCGGGGGTTTCGATTATGATGATGTCCTCAACGAGATCGTTGACGGCGTTATACAGTGCGCCAAGCTCGCGAAGGTACTGATCGGTCGCGTACCATTCCCAGCAGTGCGGATAGCTGGTCCACCAGTTCGAGTTGTCGTGACCTGAGTAGATTCCCTCAAGGGTCCACGCCTCGTTCTCTGACCAGCAAACCTGCACGGCTGGTCCGGGGATCACGATTATCTGGAGCTGCGTGTGCAGGTAGTGAATGTCTTCATGGATCAGCGTGCGCAACTTGTCGCGCTGACTGAGGTCTTTGTTGATGAAGACCGTGTCGGACCCGTCGTAGTAACCGTAGAGTCCGTCACGCATTTCTTCGTAGACGACATTGGGCGGCATGACTCTCATGCACTGATAGACCACAGACTCGGTCTCAAGTAGCGAGCACATGTCTCGCCACGCAATCTCAGGAAGCTGCGCCTGCTTGTACTGTGTGGTGCCGCAACCGAATAGGCCGACAGCCACGATGAGTGCTGTGATATATTTTTTCATTGTCAATCCTTGAGTTTGGTATCCGCATAACGGAATGTGGTTCGCGTCCCGGCAGGTAGCCGAGTCATCGGTTTGGGCGCGCTATGCTTGGGACACTTTTGGTCATCCATGTCTGAACGCCGGACGAACCGGCTCTCAGTCTCCTCGCATGTCGAACACCTGTAGTCGAACGTGATGTACGACATGGTTATCCTCCTACTGCTCTACGTGCGGCCCTCGATTCGATTGCCTGCACATGTCCAGCTCCTTGGCCTCGGACGAGGGTTCGGTACTGGGCGTCACGGTTAGCCGTAGCGATCTTGAGACCGTCAGCTTCAGCGGCGAGCGTCTGCTTGGTCTTCGTGCCGTCGACCTTCGCCTTGATCTCCGTAGCCGGATTCATGGCCGAGGAGTAGCCCAGCTTACGCGCGATGGCGTCAGCGGGACTGACTTCTTCTTGCAGCTTACGACTGATGTCGAGCTTGCCCATCTTCTTGAAGATGGCTCCGAAGTTTCCTGAGCACATGTTATTCCCCTTCGACAGCTTGCTCGATGCGCTGGCGACGTGACAGGATCGCTGTCTTCGCGGCATCTGCAAGTCCGTCACCGAGAGGGACTTCGGTGGCACGACGGATCGGTTGAGGCTTGCCGTCGTCTGCTGGCTGGTCTTTCTGACCGGCGAGCAGTTGCTTACCCATTGCGGTACACATTATTTGAAGTCTGCTTCGACTACGTTGTCGAACACTGGTGCTTCTTCTTCGAGCAGACTCGTCGGGTCACCGGGAGTAACTGCACGGTCAACACCGTTGTCCTTGAGGAAC